CGTCTGGTAATACGGACAATATGTTCTACAAGAGATCTGTTGAAATCGTAAAGACCAGAAAAGACCCACTTGCGAAGTTTCTTGGAGATGAGAAGTGATGGAACCTCAAGACGAGTTTGTAAGCCGTTCTGAAGTTCAGGAGATGATTGATGCTGCTATCAGAAGACACAACCGTAATGCTTCTATCATTAGTATGTGCGTCGGTTGGGTGGTCCTTGCTTTATTTGCTGAGGGACTCCTCCGACTTGTAGGTGTTATTCCGCCTGTATTACCATGGCTCAACATTACCCTGAACTAATCGGTATTGTTTTCCTGTTAGTATTTGCCGCCACGATGTTCTATCAAGGCACTTGTATTATGAGAGGTCAAAGAGGATATTCTCTCCGAGACTATATGAAACAGGAAAGTTCAAATATGCGTAAAAGAATAGAAGACTTACTCAAGGACAAATGATCTCTCTTACAGAAGAAGATTTAAAAGAACTCCAAAGAAGAGTTACACAACAAAAAATAGAAGAACTATTTGAAGAACCATCTACTTATGAGGACGAGAATGATGAATACTAATTTAGTTTTCAGCGCAATAACGATTTTAGGTGCGATTGGATGTTTTGTTGTATGGGGACTTAATAACGCATATCCACAATAAAAGTTATGTTACTAGGAAAACTATTGTTATTTGCTTCAGTCCCATTTGTTTTAGCAACACTCTATTTCGGAACAAGAGGAGGGTATTATGACTCCAAAGACTATAAGGGAAATGGAACCGCACACTAGGCAGAGATATCACTTTGCTGCTTCTGCTTTTGTGAGAATGTGGGGACACAGTTCATTACACGACTGTCGTATTGTAGAGTTCTGTGTTGAGTGGGCACATAAAGAAGAAGATGCTCCTTTAGATAATAGTGTTGATCAATATTTTTACTATGAGTTTAAGACCTGGAGAGGATACTAATGGGACACTTTTCAAGGTGGGTATTAGAAAATCCTTATACTCTTGGTATTATCGGTTATCTTTTAGTTGTTGTACCGATTATGGGTATCTGGGCGATTCATAAATACGAATGGCAGCACTGGGCACCGTTTGACAAGGGGCATAAGAAATAGTATAATACTTCTGTTGGGAGGCAAGACCACTCAACGCAACCGGATATCGCCTAACTTGGTCATGGCACCTGCTTTGGGAGCAGGAATAATTTCAGTTCAAATCTGAATATCCGGACTAGCCAGTTACTTCACTGGCACACTTGACACAAAACCAAACAACCCTTATAATACTAAGGCAACAATTCAAAACAATGTCTCTGATTCAAAAGTTCAAAAAGGATGTTAGCACTCTTCGCTCTGCTGCTAACGGGGAATTCTACCTTGACGTAAAGAGTCCGAAACTTTATAAAAAGGTTCGTCGCTTCTATGAAAATGAAGGCGTCGTGTTTTCTGGTGACCCCCTTGACGACTACGAAATGCTTATGGAGTATGTCGCCAGTGATCTTGAGGCAGTTGAAGCGTGAGCAAGGTTCTTCTGGAGCGTGAAGGATATCGCTTCGTTGAGGCAGGTATTCTTGAGATAAACGGCAAACCCGATTATCGTATGCAAAAGCAAAACGAATACACCAAACGCTGGAATGATATCTATCTCTTTGATAATGTTATGCAATGTTCTACCGCAATGGAAGACATTAATTACGCCCGTTGGTTAGATCCAGATCGAGTTCCTTGTTATGTAAGAGACGATGAAGAAGACACGGATGGTCTATAACAGCACTGGTCGGTGATGAATCCCCCTTATGTCTAAAACAAGTATCCTGAGATACATTGGCAACTTTCTCCTCTTACTTGGTTATCAAATCATGTTGTGGGGAGATTTTAAAAATGGTTTGATGATAAAGTTTATTGGAGGTCTACTCGGTATTCCTTTTGCCATCAAACTCAAACTTTGGGATGTGCTATTTCTGATAGCATTCTTTGGTATCACCGAAATATCAAAGTTAGCCCAACTTTTCTTGGTTTCATAAAACCAAGTGGTGGAGTCAAATATGACCCTAATTTGGTTTCTTGCTTTTCCATAAAAAAGCAAGTGGTGCGGATGGGACTCTCTCCCGCCTGGTTTCCAATTTCCAGTCAAAGAATTGGTGGCGTGCATGAAAGACCTGATAGGAGAGTTGCATAAACTCTCCTTTTTTAGTATAATAATTTAAATTATATAATTTCGAAATGAGTATTGTTACTGGAAAATATACTTATGTTGATGGTGGAAAAATAGAAGTAATTAATCCAGACAAATATAAAGTAATTATTGGAAATTTTTGTTCTATTGCTTCTGGTTGTAAAATTTTTTTAAATGCAAATCATAGAAAAGATTGGGTTACAACATATCCTTTTGGACATATACACCAAAGAATATTTACGAATTTTAATGGATATGGACATCCAACATGTAAGGGGAATGTAGTTATAGGAAATGATGTTTGGATATCTTCAAATGTTACGATAATGAGTGGAGTAACTATAGGTGATGGTGCTATAATAGCTAATAACTCCCATGTGGTTAAGGATGTTGAACCTTATACTTTAGTTGGAGGAAATCCTGCAAAGTATATTTCAAGTAGATTTGATGATGAAACAATAAAAAAATTATTGAAAATAAAATGGTGGAACTGGGATGATGAAAAAATAAACCAATATCTACCTTTGTTATGTTCTAGTAATATTCAGAAGTTAATTAAAACTTTTGATTGATATGGTTGCATAAACCCATCTTTTTTAGTATAATACATAGTACAGAGTTTATGATTTTATGAGTCAGTATACAAAGAAGGCACTTGTACTTGGTGCTGGTGGTTTCATTGGAAGTCATATGGTTCGCAGACTGAAATCCGAAGGTTATTGGGTTCGTGGTGTAGACCTTAAGTATCCAGAGTTTTCTAAACACGAAGCGAACGAGTTTGTTCTTGGAGATCTTCGTGATGTAGATTTTGTTCGTCGCGTCCTTGAATACAAAGGAGATCGCGGAAATTTCTATCAGTCAGTCCCTTATCGTTATATTCAATCCTTTGATGAGATCTATCAGTTTGCTGCTGATATGGGTGGAGCAGGATTTGTGTTCACTGGAGATAATGATGCTGACATTATGCATAATTCGGCAACCATTAATCTGAATGTTCTTGAGATGCAGCATCAAATGAATGAGCGTCTTGGTAAGAATGATACCAAGATCTTCTATTCTGGTTCTGCCTGTATGTATCCAGAACATAATCAACTGGATCCAGACAATCCTGATTGCCGTGAAGAGTCTGCGTATCCTGCGAATCCTGATAGTGAGTATGGATGGGAAAAACTTTTTTCAGAAAGACTGTATTTTGCCTATCATCGCAATTATGGCATTCCAGTTCGCGTTGCTCGTTACCACAATATTTTCGGTCCCGAAGGAACCTGGGATGGTGGAAGGGAAAAGGCACCTGCAGCAATCTGCCGCAAAGTAGCATATCTTCCTGAAGAAGGCGGCACAATTGATGTATGGGGTGATGGCAAACAAACTCGTTCATTCCTTTATATTGATGAGTGTATTGAAGCAACTCGTCGTATGATGGACAGCAACTTCATTGGACCTGTTAATATTGGTTCTGAAGAAATGGTGACTATCAATCAACTAGTAGATACTGCCGCTAAAGTTGCTGGTAAATCTGTAGATAAGAATCACATTCCTGGTCCCCTAGGAGTTCGTGGACGTAACTCTAACAACGATGTGATTCGTAGGGAACTTGGTTGGGACTATTCACAGACTCTGGAAGAAGGTATCCGTAAGACTTATCATTGGATTAGTGAGCAAATCAATGCGAAAAAAGTTTAATCTGGTCGGAGATACTTTTACTCATCTAACAGGTGGAAACAAGGGATATTCTGTTCACGGAAAAGTATCCAAGTATATTGAGTGGGTGAAGGAAGATGGTGATGCCACCTTTTATATTGATAATACGATTAATGATGGTGTAACTGATGGTAGAACAGGACCGAAGTATCTTTGGTTATTAGAATCAAAGTTTATTAAACCTGGTCTTGTTGAGAGTATTATTGAAAATCGTCAGTTGGTTGAAAATACCTACGAAATTATCTTCACTCACGACCAAAGACTTCTTTCTCTAGGTAATAAATTTAAATGGGTTCCTGCCCAAGGATTTTGGATTCAAGAACCAAAGATTTATGAGAAGTCAAAAATGATTTCTATGATTTCTTCAAACAAAAGAATGTGTGAAGGACATCTTAAAAGACTTGAGTGGATTGAAAGAATTGGAGATCAGGTTGATCTTTATGGACGTGGATTTAATGAGATTGTATTAAAAGAAGAAGGTCTTTGTGATTATATGTTCTCGATTGCGATTGAGAATGGGCAATATGAAACCTATTTTACAGAAAAACTGTTAGATTGTTTTGCAACTGGAACTATTCCAGTTTATCTTGGTGCTCCAGACATTGGTAATCACTTCAATAAAGATGGTATAATTGATCTTACTGAAGAGTTTGATGTCTCTGAAGAAATTTATTATTCTAAAATGGATGCCATTAAAGAAAATCTTGAAAAAGCAAAAGAAATGGAAATCCTAGAAGACTTTATTTACCTTAACTACTTTAATTAAAATGGGACAAATTTATCAAGCGATTAAACCAAAAGAAGTCATTCAGACTTTTGGTATTAAAAATTTCGTAGAGACTGGAACTGGTATTGCTGATAGTCTTTCATATATTCTCAATGTTCGTTCAGAAGATCTGAACGTTTATACAATTGAATTAATGGATGAACTTCACAGTAAGTTGGTTGAAAAATTTAAAGGCACTCCAAATCTTCATCTCATCAAGGGATATAGTAATATTGAGATGAAAACCATTGTAGAGCAACTTTCATCTGAACCAACTTTGTTTTGGCACGATGCTCACTTTCCTGGTGCTGACTTTAATATCAATGGTGCTTCTTATACAAGTGAACCAGATCCTGTAAAGAGAATTCCATTGGAATCTGAATTGAGAGTCATCAAAGAAAGTGGTAGAGATATTTCAAAGGATGTGTTTGTTCTGGATGATTTGAGAGTTTATAAGGACGGTCCTTATGAAGGTGGTAATTGGGATTTAAGAACGGTTGCTGGGTCTGATAATATTGATTTTGTTTATGAGTTATTTGATGAAACTCATGTTATAATAGAATCATATGTCGCTCAGGGATTCTTGATTCTGTTTCCTATTGATGCTGACCTTGAAGTTTGTAAAGATCTGATTGAAGGAGTTGTAGGTTAATGAAGTTTTTAATTACTGGAATCACTGGGTTTGCTGGTCCTCACTTGGCAAACTTGCTTCATAGTGAAGGGCACGAAATCTATGGTCTGATTCGTCGTACCAATGGTATGGAGACTGACATTCGTGATGTAGTCCCTGATGAAGTCTACAATTCAATCACTTTCCTGTATTCTGATCTTTGTAACTATCGTTCATTAAGGAACGTTTTTGAGAAGTATCAGTTTGATGGTGTCTTCCATCTTGCTGCACAATCGCATCCTCCTTCTAGTTTCATTGATCCGATTGGAACCATGGAGACCAACGTGATGGGAAGTGCCAATCTGATTCAGGTGATTGTGGATCATCAACCAGAATGTAAGTTGATGTTCTGTTCCACTTCTGAAGTCTATGGAAATGTCGGACAAGATGGTCGTAAGATTCATTGGGAAGATACGATTCTTCCTGCCAATCCTTATGGTGCTTCAAAGGCAGCAACTGATGTCTATCTTCAGGAACGGATGCAGAATGGATTTCTTAAAGGATTCATTACTCGTGCCTTCTCACACACTGGACCTCGTAGGGGTAAGATCTTTTCAATCTCTTCTGATGCCTATCAGATCGCCAGAATGATGAAAGGACTTCAGGATCCTGTTCTTCTTGTTGGTAACTTGAGCACGACTCGTGTTGTGATGGACGTTCGTGATACTGTGAGAGCCTATTATCTGGCAATGATGAATCCAGAAGTGACCAATCACATCTTTAATATTTGTGGTGATACTCCTCGTAAGATGCAGTTCTTCACTGATAAATTGATTAAACTTTCTGGACTGGATCACGTTGAACAAAAGATTCATGAACCTTTCTGGCGTCCTCACGAAATCTATTATCAGCACGGTGATTCTACCAACCTTGTAGAACTAACTGGATTTAAAGAAGAGTATGATATTGATACCACACTGAATGATCTTCTTAAGTATTGGTACGATAAGATTAACTAATGAATATTGTTATTGATCAACCAGGAGGTCTTGGAGATATCTTCTTCATTCAAAAGATCGCAACAGTTTTATCGCAAGAGCATACTGTCTATCATCCAGTCACTCCTTCTTGTTGGTCCGCTGGTGTAGATCAAATGATTACTGATTCTCATATCGGTGCTCAAAGACAACTCCAACTTCCTTCTGGTGAGGTTGGAGTTCTGAATCTTTCTAATGTTCCCAAACCAAGAGGTCATTGGGATGTAATGGGAACCAAGTATGACGCTGTTGGAATTTCATATGATGACTGGCAGGACTACTTTAAATATGAAAGAAACCTTGAACGAGAAGAGAATCTTCGTAAAAGACTAGGATTAGAAAAAGGAGATCCATTTATCTTTATCAATCCATATTATAGTGTTTATAAACCAATGAATGGAGTCTTTAATCAGATTCCAGAAGGTTACGATGGGAAGATTGTTAAAATGGATCCCAACATTCCTGGGGGGAAAGTATTTGATTGGTGTTGGGTCTTTGAGAATGCTGAAGAAATGCACTCTGTGGATACTTCATTACATTATGTAATTGAAACTTTAGATCTAAAGGCAACCAGACTGACGATTCATCCAAGGCACTACAAGTATTCTGAAAGAGTCTATGATGGCATTCTAAAGAAACCTTGGCAGTGGATTGAATATACGAGAGATGAATGGAGAGAAGCAACTCCGATGGAGGTAGAATGAAGATTGGATTAATTTATCAACCCTGTGGACTTGGAGATATCTTATTTCTTCAAAAGTTGGCACATCATATCAAAGATCAGGGATATGAAGTTTATTGGCCAGTTGTTTCTGAATTTGAATGGTTAAATGATTATATCCCAGACTTCAACTTTATTTCTTGGGGTGATAAGGAAGTTAAATTAACTCGCCCACCACTACCTGATCACGTTCAGTTTCCTGGTATTGAACACTATCTTCCAGAGAAACAAACTGAAATTACTAATGACTTGTTTTATTTTCAGGGATTCGGTAACTATCAACCAATTATGGCAGGTAAGTATAATAGTATTGGAATGGATTGGAAAGATTGGAGAGATCATATTAAGTTTGTTCGCAATCAAGAAAAAGAAGATAAACTCTTTTATGATGTCCTTGGTTTGAAAGATGATGATGTATATGTTCTTGTAAATCGTTATTGGTGTACTAGACCACAAGTTGAAATCTGTGATAGAATATCCGTGAATCCTGCTGATTATGGTGGGGCACAAGTCGTGGAAGCAAAACATATTGAAGGATATTCTTTGTTTGATTGGTGTAAGGTCATTGAAAAGGCATCTGCATATAATTTTATTGAAACATCCTGGAACTATCTCTTTGAGACTTCTGAACTATTTGATAAAGTAAAAGGCAAACCAATGTTTCTTCATCACCGTTGGGGTGATTGGTCGCAAACACGATACTTATTTAATCTACCCTGGCAATATCAATGATCAAAACTATCAATTATCAAGACACTGAATATCCTCATTTTCAGACGATAGGTAATGCTTCGCAATTTGCCATTCCATTTGCTAAACACGTATGTTCTGGATTTGGATATGATATCGGATGTATGAAACCAGAATGGTCTTTTCCTGGGTCTACTCCAATTGATTTGAGTTTTGATGATCCGTGGGACGCCAATCATCTTCCAGAAAAAGATCCTGATTATATCTTTTCTAGTCACTGTCTAGAACACGTTGATGACTGGGTGGATACAATGAATTATTGGTATGAACGTCTTGTAGATGGTGGAGTCTTATTCCTTTATCTTCCAGATTTTAGTCAGAAGTATTGGAGACCTTGGAATAACAGAAAGCATAAACACGTATTC